CGCACCAACAGATCAATGCCGCCGGCCATCGCGCCTCACCTACCTTTCGCCGCGGCCCGGATATCGGCCGCCTGCCGGTCCAACACGTCCAGCACCGTCGCCAGCGTCCAGTCGTCCTCGCCGCGCCACTGCGCCGGCGCGGTATGCGTGGCGACGGCGATCTCCACGATCAGCCGGGACCGGGAACCGGCCGGGTAGGGTCCGCGGTCGCCGCGGCCCGCGCGTCGCTGATCTCCAGCGTGGTCGCGGCGAACGATTCCCACGTGACATCGGCGGTGATCCGGCCGGTGCGCCGGGACGCGGCCCACGCCAGGAACGTGAGCCACCGGAACGGCGCGTCGGCCGGGCCTTTCCACCGGTGCCGTGCTGCGGTCTCCTCGAACAGCAGCAGATCCGGGTTATAGCACTGGATCTCGTACGGGTCGCCGTCGGCCGGGACCACCCGCACGAGTGGGATGGTCAGCCCGGACCGGGCGACCGGCACCTCCAGGTCGAGCCGGGCCGGCACGTCCGGCACCGGAGCAAGGTTGCTCATGGTTCACATTCCCCTCACGTGTGCGGCCGCGGCGGTCACCGCGGCCGTGTAGATCTGGTCGACCCGGCCGGTCGACGCGTCCAGTGCCGACGTCAGCGCCCGGGACGGGGTGATGTGCCGGCGCGGCCACCCGTATTCCTGGACGCCGGCATAGGGCAGCGGTGAGCCGATCTGGACGCCGTGGTCGGCGACCGTCGCAGCGAACGAGCTGGCCAGGGCGCCGGTGCGTCGGCGGGCCCGCTGCGCGGCGGCGTCGGCGACCGCGGCGCCGGCGGCCGCGTGCGCCTCGGTCAACGAGTCGAGCTCCCGGCCGAAGTCGCGCAGCGTCCGGGCGAACGTGTCGCCGCCGACCAGCTCGACCCGGGCGCCGGCCGTCACTTGGCTTTGGCCCGGGCCGGCGGCGTCGGCGCCGGCGCGGCCGGCAGCGGCCGCCGGGTCTGCGCCCGGATGGGCCGGCCCAGCTCCATCGACGCGACGGCGCCGCCCGGGTAGGTGTAGGTGACGGTCCCGACGACCGCGAACTCGAAATCGGATGTCAGCGTGTCGCCGTAGGCGTCGGCGCCGAAATCGAGCGGGTCCAGGACCAGGGTGCCGGTCGCCGCGGTGCCGTCGGCCGTGGACGGCGTGAACGTGAAGCCCTGCTCGGTGCCGGGCGCCGACCAGGACAACGCGAACAGTCCGGCCGCACCCTCATCGGGGTCAATGTCCAGGTTGCCGGACAGTTTCGCATCATATGTAACGCTGCCCGGGACCTTAGTGCCGCACAGCTTGGTCGTCGAATCACCCTGATTCTTGTCGGCCTTGATGCGGGCGCCGTTGACCAGGCAACTCACGTCTATCTCCGTGCCGGTCGCACCGATCTGCAACGTGCCGGGTCCGAGTACGGGCATGGCTCACTCCTTAGGTTGTGCGCGTGGTTGGCGGATGCGTTCGGCCCAGGTCAGCCGGTACGCGGGCAGCGGCGCCGCCTGGTGCGGGATGAGCAGATCGGCCGGGTCGCCGCGGACGGTGACCAGGTTCAACGCCGCGGCGACCCGGTCGACCAGCTCACCCAGGTTGACCAGGTCGACCGACCGGCCGGCCGACCCGGTCACACACCAGATCGTGAACGTCGCGTCGAAATCGCCGTGTCCGAACCGCCAGGCCACGGCCGGCGGCGCCACATACACCGCCGGCGGATTCAGGTCACGCTCATCGAGCACGGCCCGCACCCCGCCGGCGACCAGCCGATCCACGACGTCCTGGACGGCGCCGGCCAGATTCATAGCGGGTTCACCCCGGGGCCCAGCGCGGCGACGCTACCGCCGGCCTGGGGCACCGCGTACAGCCCCTGCCGCAGCGCCCGGGCAATCTCCGGGTCATACCGGCTGACGTAGGTCACCGATTCGCCAAAGGTCTCGACACCGCCCGGCGAGTTGCGGCGCCGGACCAGCCGGGCAGCCAACATCACCGCGGCCTGGTAAATCTCCGGGTCCGGCTCGTAAGTGACCCGGCCGGCCGTCCACCGGTCCGGCCGGGCCCGCTGCACCTGCGGTTCGACCGCGGCCGCGCAGCGGGTCACCAGAGCGTCGTCGCCGGTGTCGGCCGCGGACAGCCGCAGCTGCTCTTTGACGTCGGCGACGTCGAGCCAGGCCGGGGTGAACGTGGGCATCGTGATTACGGGCCGGCTGTGACGGTGACGGTGACGATGCCGAGCGGGTCGTTGACCAGCTCGGCGGAGTAGCCGAACACGCCGACGTCGACGCCACCGTTGGCCAGATCGACCGCGCGGACGGTGAACGGATTCCCCCGCGGCGTGTACTGCGTCGCGGCCCGGCGATCGCCGGCGGTCACGGTGCCGGCCGGCAGGATCGGCGACTCGAACACCCGCAGATTGTTCACGTTGCCGGTCGCGCCGGCCAGATCCACGGAGCTGGACGATGTGAGCCACCACGGCGCCGCGGCCGTCGGAATGTCCAGGTACGCGGCGTACAGGTCGGACGCCAGCGCGATGAAGGACACGTTGGCGCCGGCCCGTTTGAGCGTCTGTGCGGCGAGCCGGACCGCGGCGATCACATCGGCCGCGGTGCCGCCGGCGGTCGCCTCGGCCAGGATCGCCGCGCCGATCGCCGCGTCGAGCTTCTTGGCGTAGTCCTGAGTGACCAAGCGTAGCCACGTGTTGATCACCGACTCGTCGCCGAAGTCGATCCAGATGCGGTCGAAGTCGGCGCCGACCGCGTGCCGGTGCGCGAGGACGTTGACCGGCTCGAACGAGAGATTGCCGTCGGTCGGGATCGGCGCCTTGTCGCCGGCGTACGGGGAGATGACGGGGCCCGGGTCGTTGCGCTTCCAGCCGGTGAGCCGCATCCCGGTCAGCGTCGCCGTGGTGATCGCGTTGGCCCAATCGAGTTGGGTGTATTCCGGCGTCCACAGCTCGCCGAGCCACTGGACCGGGTTCGTCGCGGCCGACGTCGTGGACGTCGGGGTGATGTTGGCCAGCGCGGCATTGAGCGCGGCGGCGGTGCGGCCGCCGTCCACGTACGCGGCGGCGATCTGCGCGGCCGCCTGGTCGGCGGTCAACGCGCCGGCGGCGGGCCGGCGTTGCGCGGTCAGCGCCGCCGGCGCCCGTCCGTGCGCCGGCGCCGCTGAGGGGGGCGCCGCCGGCGGGGCAGCGGGCGCCGGCGGCGGCGTGAGGGCCGGCTCGTTGAGCTCGGCGGCGATCCGGGCGTCGGAAAACGCCGGCAAGGGCACCAGGGCGATCGCCACCAGCTCGGCGGCGATGAGCTCGCCGGCGTCGTCCAGCTCGGCGTCCTCCAGCTCGACCGACAGCGCATCCCGGGTGCCTTCCCGGGCCTCGAGCAGGGCGGCGTCGCCGTCCGGGGTCTGCGCGATGTGGATCTCGGCGGTCAGCCCGTCGCCGGTCTCGCGCAGCGCGGTCACGTAGCCGACCGGCCGGGACCGGTCATGCCCGGCGAACACTTTGATGCGCCGCAGATCGGACGCCCAGCGGACCCGGCCGGCGGACGCCCGGACCCGGCCGGCCGACGTTCGACCGTCCGCGGCGTAGGGCAGGGCCAGGCCGCGCAACGTGCGGTCGGTCGGCGCGGCGCCGGCCGCGGCCACGACGGCGTCGCTGGCGACCAGGGTGAGCCGCCGGTGCCGGTCGATCACCCGGTCACAGACGATCAGGGGCAGCGCGCGGGATGCGGGCATGGGGGGCAACCTCTCAGTCTTGGGTCGGCGCGCCGAGCGGCGGCGCCAAAGTACTTGTCAGCGAGGACGTATCGAATGCGACGCGTTGACCGGCCGGGACGACGTCATCCATCGACAGCCGGGCGGCGACCGCGTCCAAGAACGATTGCAGTCCGTAGTCGAGCCACTGTTGGTTGCGGCTCGTCGGATTCGAGTAGGACAACGTCGACCCGCCCTGGGGTTCGGCATCGATCAGGGCGCCGGGCAGATTCATATGACGGGCGACGTCGAGCGCGGCCGCCTGACGGCCGGATACCAGCAGCTCCGATGAGTCGAGCCGGTACTCAGTGACCTCGACGGCACTGTTGGTGAACAGCACACCCTGGTTATCGGCCAGGGCGCGTTTCGTCTCGGCGACCATCTGCGCCTGCTCGGTCTCGGTCAGGGTGATGTCGGTCGTCTGGTGCAGCCCGATGCGGAACGGGGTCCGGGCGACGTCGGCGGCCGTCGTCTCCAGTGACCCGGCGCCGCGGATACTGCGGGCGCCGAACGTCAGCACACCCTCGTGGGGCCCCTGGATCAGGATCACCGGGGCCGGCGCGTCGTCCGGGCCGACGGTGAACGGGTGTCCGTCTGCGTCGACCAGGACACCGTCGGGGGCCACATCCCACCCGCCGGCGGCGACGTGTACCGCCGACCGGGGCCGGCCGTCCGCGTAGGTCGCGGTGACCAGCCACAGCGCCCACCCGGTGAACAGCAGATCGTCACACGTGCCGAGCATCCGGACGAACGGCGACTGACCGACCGGCAGCGCGTACCGCACGCGTTGCTCCGTGGTCAGCGCGCCGAGCTGACCATCCGTGCCGTAACACCAGTAGGGCTGGTCCGGGTCCGGTAGCGGGGTATCACCGCGGACCGCCTGGAGCGGCAGCCGCGCCGTGGTCGCGCAGATCAGATGCCGGGACCGGGACACCGCCGGCACCATCATTGCCTCGCCGCGGGTCATCGGCCGCGGCACGTCGGCCGGCCACATGTCCGGCACGACAACGCGTTCCAAGAATGATTGATCGACCCACGGCGAGAGGACGCCGGCCGTCGGCACCGTCATAGCCATCGCCAGGGTGCGGCCGAGCCCGAACATCACGCGACCGCCGAGCGGCGGCGGTCACGCTGCCCGGCCGTGTCCCGGGCGGTCTGGTCGCCGTGTACGGCGATCGCGTGCTGGTCGGCTGCCCGCGACGCGTCTTCCCGGGACGCGCGGGGCAGGCCACGCCACGGACAATGCACACACAGCGGCAGCCACGACGCGTAACCACAGTCCACCCGGGAGATTCGCCGCACCCCTGCACCCTCGCACGAGAGTCTGACACGCGTGTAATTCGATTCCGCATGGAATCATCCCGGGCCGGCCGGGTTCGGCCGGCCACGGCCCGCTCAGGGCGTTTGTGCTGGTCAGCCGGCGCTGACCACGGGCCGCACCGGCGGCCGGGCCGCGGCGAACGCGCGCAACGCGACGGACCCGGCAACCAACGGACTGATCTCGGCGGCCGAGCCGCGACGCGACCACGCCCAGCCGTCGCCGATGATGCGGCGGCCGGCGCCGGCCGCGGCCGCGTCAAGCCGGGTTTCGCCGCGGTGCCCGACGGCCCGGTCGGCGAGCTTGTCGAGCAGCCCGGCGCACGCCGCGGTGTACTCCCGATCGGTCAACGTGTCGACGGTCACGCCCAGCCGGGCGGCGTCCTCGACCACGGTCAGCACCGGGCCGGACCCGGTCGCGGCGATGCGGGTGGGCCGGTGCGTGGCTACGATCTCGGCGAGCCGCGGCGCCGCCCAGGACACGCCGGGCCCGTAGTTGACGAGCTCCAGCGTCGGCCGGCCGGCGACCGACGGCCAGACCGCTACGATCGCCGCGGCCGACCGGTCCAGGGCGACGTCGACGCCCAGCACCGGCGGCCGGCCGGGCGCCGGCACCGCGTCCCGGTCCCGGCACGCGGCCCAATCGGCGGCCGGGATGATCCGGTCGGCGGACGCCTGCCACACGTTGAGGTACTCCCGGGAAAACCCCGCGGCCCCCATCACGGCCAGCGCCGAGCTCATCGCCTCGACGTCGGTCAGCCCGGACGCCAGCCCGGGATGCACGCGCCGCCACACCGCCGGATCTGCCGGGTCGTCGTCCGGGGTCGCGCCGTACTCGACCACGGCGACACCGTCGGCGCCGGCCCGGGCCATCGCCAGATACCGGGCCAGGAATGCCGACCGGTCGGTGCCGGCGGTACCGATCAGGATGAGCTGACGGCGCGGCCGGGTCGAGAACGTCGGCAGGATCGTCTGATCGAGCGCGGCGCCCTGGTCCGCGTCGATCTCCTGCGGCTCATCGATCACGACCAGGTCCAGCGCCGAACCACGCAACGCGCCGTCCCGCGGCGGAAACGCCTTGAGATACCCGCCGGCACCCAGGCTCATCCGTTCGGTGCCTTGCGATCGGCGCACCCGCACGCGCCGCTCCAACGGGGTGCCGGTCAGCTCGGCGATGCGTTCGCCGAACCGTTCCGTCGTCACGTGACCGGTCTGCGCCGTGTACGCGGCCCGGTAGTCGCGGTGCGCCAGGCACCGGCCCTGGGCCAGATCGAACACAAACGTCGTCTTCCCGCACTGCCGGGGGACCAGGATCACGACGACCGGATAGGCGTAGCGGCCGGCCGGCGTCTGTTCGCCGATCAGATCGGCCGCGGCCCGCTGCCAGGCCACCCACGGCCGGCCGTGCATGTGCGCGACCAGGGCGCCGGCGGCGCCGTCAGTCGGCCGGTCCGGGTGCCGTGGGGTGACCAGCCTCGGCGGCACGGAAATCGGCGAGAGCACGCTCGAAACTGTCATCGGCGGTCACCTCCCCGGGCCCGGTCAAGTCGCGGTACGCGGCCCGTACCTCGGCCGCGAGGATGACGAATCCACGGTCATACCGGCCGGCGTTGGCCCGGTCGACCCGGTCCGCCAGATAGCGGACCAGCTCGAGCACAACCGGGTCGAGCTCGGCCGCGTCGAGCTCGGCGACCCGGGCCTCCAACAGTCGCCGGAACGGGCCGGCCGGCGTCGGCCCGGCGTCGAACAACGCGTCGGTCATCCCACGAACAGTAGCGGCGTCGGCGAGTACCGCACCGGGACCGGGCCGGTCGCCACCCA